CACTTTGACACTTTTTGAGCCACATTTGGACAGTGAATTTAGTATGAATTTTGTGATAGTCGTCCTAGTTCCAGCTATCGGCAATCTGCTGGGCGGCCGTCACCAAAACATCATCCACCTTCTGCTTGTATAGATCGTGGGTGGCCTGCTGGGTATGCCCGACCAGCGCCATGCTGTGCTGCTTTGGGATACCAAGAGCGTAGGCGCGGGTAATAAAGGTTCGGCGGAAGGTGTGGTGGGAAACCCCTGCAAACCGACCAGGATGGGTTTTGCGGAGAGCCTTAAAGAAATCGCTTACCTCGGCCGCCATGACGTTGGGGCGGGTAACAGGGATAAACCGGCTCCCGCAGGTAGGCCAATCCAGTAAGAGCTGGGAAAGCTGGTTGCAGCACCCCACCGTCACCCTTCGCTTCTTGGATTCGGGCAGGGTTAGGGTGTGCTTCTCGGCGTCAAAGTCGCCAACCATGATATCGGCGCAGGCCATCAGCCTAGCCCCGGTAAAGTGGCCCACGGTGCAGACAAACCGCACCCTTGGATCTGCCGTCTTCAAAGCCTCCTCAATAATGACCCAATCCTCATTGGACAAAACCGCCCTCTCCTTCCTTTCCTGCTCTGGCAAGACATCCTTGTTGTGCCACCAGTTCCGCATTTCCACCGGGTCGCGGTCGTCTTTGATGTATTGGTTCCAGATGGCTGAAAGAAGGTGGGCAAAATGCTGGCAGGTGGAAGGCGCATACTCCTTGCTCAAGCTGGCCATAAACTTCATGCAGTTGGCCTTGTGGCCGTCTTGGATATAGCTGATACCAGACCTCTTTAGCCTTTCGGCCAAGAGCGGGACGCGGTGCATGGCATTCTCCAGGCTTCGGCTGGTGATCTTCCGCATGGCAAGCTTTTGCTGGAGATAGGCCATATAGCGGTTAATGGCCTCGTCCAAGGGAACGGGAGCGGCATTCTCTCGAATGCCAAAGCGAATGTTTCCCTCCAAGAGCTGCTTGGCGGCCAGAATGTTTTTAACGGCATCGGGCAGAGTCTTTAGCCCGTGATAGGGAATCCGCGTGGACTTGCGGCGGATGATGCCTGCCTCGCTCCACTGGACGTAGTAATACTTCCCTACTGGAAATGCCGTGGCCATGACTACTCCTGCAAAAAGCCGTCACCCCCGTGGATGACCGAACGGCAGTAGGCTAGGAACGCAGGCACTTTAATGGGTTTTCCGGGGGGCTGGTCAATCATCGCAATATAATCGGTAATCGCCTTGGCAAAGAACCGATTGCCCGACAATCCCAGCTTGTCCGAGTACCGAATCCACATCTCCCGCTCCGCCTTGGTAAGCCGTATCGAGGCCACCTGCGAGTATTGGGGTCTATTATCTTGTTTTTTGTTCATGTAAGCAGAGTGAATCTGTTTGTAGGTCTTGTCAAACTTTAACCACTCATTTTTATTCACTTGTTATTCACAAATTTACCCACCATATTGATTACATTTTAATTTTTTTCTTGCGTGTTTTCTTAAAAGCACCTACTTCCCTTGCGCTATGGAGCAGTTGGAAAACAAGACTTGGTGGACGGTTGAGGAACTTCGCTCCTACTGCGCCCAAAAAATAATTTGGCCGCACGGCGCTGGTGCCACAGAAAGGGTATTATGATCCGGCACGGCATGGTCAGCAGGGACGAGATTTTTAATTGCCTAGCTGGGACTGCAAATGTCCCACCGCTTTCATTATACAAACGTATAACGAAAACAAATGAACCAACCAAACAAGGAGACAACAATGGACATCACGCGCATGGAGCTTGGAACCCTCAAAGTGGAATACGGAAGGAACCACAGCCTGACCTTGGAAATAAGCCTGCCTTACTTTATGGCCGAGCAGCTAAACGGCTCCATGCCGCCGGACGATTGGGACGACATCATCACTCAGCACCTTTTTGTGAGCCAGTCAGCGGTGGCCGAGTGGACTGCGCGGTTTGAGTTCCCGAGGCTAAACCATGAACAGCCGTCAGAAAGGTGCAAGGGGAGAAAGAGAGCTGGCCAGTTATCTGCGATCCCAAGGCTGGGTCAAGGCAAGACGAAGTCAGCAGTACGCGGGGAACCCGGAGGGTGGCTCCGGGGATGTGGTTTGCGGCAACTTTCCCTTTCACGTCGAAGCAAAGCGATGCCAGGCATTAAAACCAGAAATATGGCTCAAACAGGCTATGTCGGACGCACCAAAAGGAAAGATACCAAGCGTTTGGTTTCGGCGTAACAACCACAAGGAATGGATGGTTATTATGAAAGCCGATGATGTTTGTCAGATTGCCCGTGAGTTGGCCCCTCCTCTTCTGGAGAGGCCAACTTTTGCAGGTGATGTAGCTAATAAAACTATTTTAGTAGTGCAAGGCCAAGTCATACCTTCAAACCCAAACCAACCATAGCCCGAAAGGAATAAAACCAAATGAGCCTAACCCTAAGTGAAACAGAGAGAACAGAACGCAAGCCCATCGAGGCTGGATCGCACCGGGCGGTGCTTTACAGCCTTGTGGACCTTGGCACCCAGAAATCTAATTGGGACGACAAAGAGAAGTGGCAGCCCAAGGTACGGCTGACCTTTGAATTGCCCGACCTGACCGACGAGTTTGAGGTGGTCGAGAACGGCAAGACCACGAAGGTTGAAAAGCCGCTGGTCATCTCCACCGAGAAAACCCGCAGCCTTGGCCAGAAGTCGAGCCTTCGCCAGCTCCTAGAGTCCTGGCGGGGTCAGGCATTTACCTCGGCGGAACTGAAGGAGTTCAGCCTTAAGAACCTCTTGGGCAAGTCGGCATTGGTCAACATTGTCCACAAGGTTTCGGCACAGGGTCGCACCTACGCGGCGATTACGGCGGTCAGCAAATTGCCCAAGGGCATGAAGCCAGCCAAGCCGTTCAACGAGCCGGTGTATTACGAGATTGAAGAGGGCGAGAGCGGAGCGTTTAACCACCTGCCGGAGTGGTTGCAGGATAAGATCCGCGCCGCCAAGGAATTTAACAAGGCCAAGCCCGTGGCCGTGGCCGCTGGCCAAGACAACGACGAGGACACCAATTCGGTGCCGTTCTAAATGGCGCTGACCCTCACCTCCAAGGAACCCAGCACCTCCCGTCTGGTCAAGACGGAGGAGGCTGGTCACTGGTACACCGAAGACGGGCAGTCCGCCCATGTCATCGTGGGTGCCAACGGCAAGGAGAGGAACACAACGGTGGCGGACGCGAGGAAGCTCAAACTTCTTCCGTCCGTCACCAGCGTGTTAGGCATCCTTGAGAAGCCTAACCTCACCGCCTGGAAGGTGGAGCAGGCCATCCTTTCCTCCCTCACCCTGCCCCGAAAGGACGGCGAGGATCTAACCGACTACGCCAAGCGGTGCGTGGCCGACAGCAAGGAGTCCACGACCAAGGCGGCGCAGCACGGAACCGATATGCACCTAGAGGCTGAGAACATTCTGCTTGGTCGGGAGCATTCCAAGGAGCCAGCCCTTCAGCCCTACATTGAGACGTTTAAGAAGTGGGCCAGGGAAAACGTGGTCAAGACCTACTGGTGCGAAAAGGCGCTGGTGGGCAAAGGCTACGCCGGACGGTGCGATGCGTTGGTCGAACTGAAGGACATCGGCACGGCGGTGATTGATTTGAAGAACAGGAAATACAATCCCAAGTACGAACCGTTTTATTCGGAGAGCGACTGCCCCCAACTTTCGGCTTACCGGGAGGTCTGCAAGGAAGAGAAGTCTGACTTGGCGTGCGTATCGGTGGTGCTTCCCAGCAACGACCCATCCCGCATTCTGACAAAGCAGTGGGATGAGGAGGAGTTGGTTGAGTCGTTTGAGGCTTTCAAGAACCTCCTAAAAATCTGGTCTTGGCTCAAGGGCTACACGCCTCCGGGGATGGAACTGTGACGCCTCCCACCATTGGAGAACTTGGCGAGGCGGCCGCAGAGATTGTCTGGCGGGTTATGGGCAAGGGGTCTGCCAAGTCGGCTTACGGCGAATGGTTTGAAAAGGACAAGCCGACCTACGATTATCACATTCAAAGGGCCATTCGGCACAACGCCACCGCGCAGATGCAGATTCACTTGAACACCCCCCAGCCAGACGAGAACGGCGAGACTGCCTTGGATCACCTGGAGCGGGCGATTGTACGGTCTTTGTTTGCCTGGGCGCAGTTAAAGAAGGAGCTACCCCGGCTATGAGATGGAAGGAATTAGAATGTGACTTTACATGCGAAGGCACTTCCTATGGCGCACAAGCCGATGTCGAGGTGCTGACGGAAGAGAAGGACATTGGGCCAGAGGGCTTCCGGCAGCATGTCTTCGCACAGGTGCCGGTCGAGGCGGTGGTGGAGAATCTTCGGATCTTTAATGCCAACGGCGACCGGCTCACATCCCCTGCTTTCGATGTAGTTCAAGTCGCTACCGAGCAACTGGAAGACTTGGCATGCCGCCAGACGTGGGAGTTACCGGCGTGAGGCGGGCGGTGGTGACAACGGCCTTTGGCGCCAAGTGGGAGGAACTGCTCAAAGTAACCCAGCCTCGCATGGATGCCTACGCCAAGCGGACGGGGCAGGACTTCTTGGCCATCGCCAAACCGCTGACCGAGCCAATGCAGTACACGAAATCCGTCATCGCAAACTTCATGGCCACGAAAGGCTACGAGCAGATCACCTTCCTAGATGCCGACGTTTTGGTGACAGCGGATTGTGAAGACATTGGGGAGTCGTGCGGGTCGTTTAAAGCCTTTGACGAAGGGGCATTTCTTGACCGTAAACCCGGCATGGTGAACTTGGCCTCGGCCTTCGGCGCTCATATTGATCCGCAGTTCTACGTTAACACGGGCGTGTTCGTCATCAGCAACAAAGCCATGGGCATCCTTTCGATGCCGCCGTTAGCCATCCACCCAAACCATTTTGGCGAGCAGACCTGGCTCAACATCATGGCACATTTGTGGAAGGTCGCGCTGGAAGACTTGGACCCCGCCTACAACTGCATGACTAGCGTGGAGCAGCAGTTCGGCTTGGACCGCTACAAAGACGCCAAAATTATCCATTACGCCGGCCAGTCCGCCGACATGGACAAGTTGATTGAGGCCGTAAAGGCGGATGACGAAAAGCTGAAGGAGCTGGGGCGATGACCTTTGTAAAGGTGGTTGAGGAATGCGGGCGGTGGCGGTTACGCACCATGCACGGAAACGTCATCGGCCCGCGCCTGTGGGGAGCCGAGCCGCCAAACGGCCTACCTCCCCTAACTGACATCTTTGAAAACAAGCTGGCTGCCCAGGATGCGGCGCAACTATGGAACCTGTACGCCGTCTGGTGCCAAGACCGCAGCGGTAAAAAGAAAGCAAAGAAATGGACTCGGACCAATTAGCCAAGGGAGACATCAATGAGCGTTACAAACAGTTGGCGGGCGAAGTCGCCGCTAGAGCGATTCTGGACATTCATTTGCTCAATCGCAGGAAGATTCTCAAAGGACTCAAGGTCGTCGGGCAACCGCGT